ATAAAAACTATATCAAAAGATGTATTTTTATTGAGATCAAGAAAAGTACATGGCAATAAATATGATTATTCAAAAATAAATTACGTTAATTTAAATACCCCTATAGATATAATTTGTCCGAAACATGGTGTATTTACACAGAAACCGATAGATCATACTATAGGAAAAGGTTGTAGAAAATGTGGTACAGAACGATGTATTGATACTAATAGGAAAAAATATGTAGAAACTTTAAAAAATAAAATTATAAAAAATATAGGAAAAGGATATAAAATTTTAAATATTAATTATGATAATGGACAAAATTCTATCATTGATGTTTATTGTAAGATCCATGGTAAATTAAAAGTCAGATTGTATGATTTATTGTATAGGAAATTTAAATGTAAAAAATGTAATAGAGAAGAAAGAAGAATAAAATACATTAATAAATTTTTAATAGATGCGAATACAATCCATAATAACAAATACAAATATATTATAGATACAAAAACATTTGATTCTGGGAATAAGGTAAAAATAATGTGCCCAAAACATGGGCAATTTGATCAACTCATAGGAAACCACATAGGATTAACAAATAGAAATGATTGCCCAATGTGTTCTAATGGAATTATATCCAAAAAAGAAACGGAACTCTTGGATTTTATACAACAGAATTATTCTGCTGAAATAATTCCGAATTCCAGAAGTGTTATTCCTCCCCTTGAACTTGATATTTATTTACCAAAAATTAAACTTGCCTTTGAATTTAATGGATTATATTGGCATTCTGAATTATATAAATCCCATGATTATCATTTTCGAAAAACTAATTTATGTGAATCACTTGGCATTCATTTAATTCATATTTATGAAGATGATTGGATATATAAAACAGAAATTGTGAAATCAAGGATTCTTAATATACTTGGTAAATCAAAAACTATTTATGCCCGAAAATGTATCATAAAAGAAATAGATAATAAAACAGCAAAGGAATTTTTAATGAGTAATCATATCCAAGGCAAAGTTAATTCCAATTTTTGTATTGCACTTTATCATAATGATAATATTGTTTCTATAATGACTTTCGGTAAAGCGAGATTTCGTCAAAATGGATTTGAATTGCTCCGGTTTTGTAATAAAATTGGATACACGGTTGTTGGTGGGGCGTCAAAATTATTCAAACATTTTTTGAAACTCCAACCGACGATTCCAATAATTAGTTATGCTGATCGATCTTGGAGTAAAGGCAATTTATACGACAATTTGGGTTTTAAATTAGTAGGAAAAACAACACCGAATTATCATTATGTTGTTGGTGGTTTTCGAGAAAATAGATTTAAATATAGAAAATCTGAATTAATAAAACAAGGATTTGATCCCAATAAAACGGAACACGAAATAATGTTAAATAATAACATTTTTAGGATATATGATAGTGGATCGTTAAAATACATTCACACTTAAAATGAACAAAATATAAATACTTTTAACGAAGTAATTAAATCAGCAGGAGGAGATATAAATGGGACAATTTGCAATTCATAAATTATTTGATAATACAAAGGACATTCAACGAACTTATATGTTCGATATGAATATTCCTGATATGAGTAAGTATGGAATCGGTGATGATGAATTAGTCATCAGATGTAGAACCGCCGTTCTTCCACAAAGATCAAACGAACCTATCGAATCAGTATTCATGGGAATGAAAAGAATGTTTCCAGGCAAACCAGTGTTCACACATACACTTGCCTTGACATTTGAAGAATTTGAAGATAGAAAAGTATCTACTGCGCTTTACAACTGGCAACAAGATATTTTCGATATTGAAACTAATGGCGCCGCTCTTGTTAAGGGAAAGTCCGATATTACAAGAACTGCTACCCTCCAACTATATGGATTCGACGGTGAACCTATCAATGGTGGAAAGAATTCAAAAATTGAATTTCATAATGCATGGATTCAAGATGTTGCGGAAGTCGCGTTAGATTATACTGCCTCTGACTCTGTGAAGTATGCGATCATGCTTCAATATGATAGATTTGAGATGCGTTAAAACATAAGTAAATAAAAAAGAATTTAGGAGGACAGAGGTTGCAACCTTTTTCCGAATCCCTTGTTTTAGGAATTACTCCTGCTTTCTTCTCAACGCCGACAAGGAGGCAAAATGAAACCCACAACACTTCAAAAATTTATTCAAACATCGTCTAAAATTCACGATAATTTTTATGACTATTCATTAATAAAAAATAGTTCAAGAAATAAGATGAGAATTATTTGTCCAAACCATGGAGAATTTGTCCAATCTATGACAAATCATATCAGTAGTAAAATTCCATGCCCAATATGTAAAAAAAATAAAATATCACCATTATTTTCTACAACAAAAAAATTCATAGAATTATCAAAATTAAAACATGGAAATAAATATGATTACTCACCAACTATCTATACTACATCACATAGTAAAGTTAAAATAATTTGTCCAACCCACGGAATATTTGAACAAATAGCAGGAGGACATTTATTTGGCCAGGGTTGTCCAAAATGCGCAATAGAAAGAAATACTAATAGACAGACATATACATTTGAAATATTTTTGAAATTAGCTAAAAAGACACATGGAAATAAATACGATTATTCTTTAATACCGAATGATGACAAATTCATCTATAATAGTAAAGTCAAGATACTTTGTCCAATTCATGGAATATTTGAACAAAATGCTAAAAGTCATTCATCAAGTTATGGTTGTCCAAAATGTGCGACGTTAAACAGAAGTCAAAATATACCCTATACAAATAAAAAATTCATAGAATTATCAAAATTAAAACATGGAAATAAATATGATTATTCAAAGATATCATATAAAAAATCCCACGATAAAATTAGAATAATTTGTCCAAAACATGGAGAATTCAAACAACAAGCATATTCTCATTTAGCAGGCCAGGGTTGTCCAAAATGCGGGAGTATATTATCAGTATCAAAATCTGAAAAGGAAGTATTGTCATTTATTGAAAAAAATTATTCTGGCAAAATAACATCAAATTCAAGACGTATCATTTCGCCATTAGAAATTGACATTTATCTACCGGAATTCAAATTGGCATTTGAATTCAATGGACTTTATTGGCACAATGAATTATTTAAACAAAAAGATTATCATATTAATAAGACAAATTTATGTGAAGAAAAGGGAATTCATTTAATTCATATATACGAAGATGATTGGAACTTAAAAAATAAAATAGTCAAATCAAGAATATTAAATTTACTTGGTAAATCGAATAGGGTGTATGCCAGAAAATGTTGCATATCAGAAATAACACCAAAACAACATATACAATTTATGTCGGAAAATCATATTCAGGGATGTATTGGGTCCCAAATAAAAATAGGATTATTTTATAATTCAAAATTAATTTCTGTTATGTCATTTGGTAAATTAAGAAAAAATCTTGGTTCGAAACACAAAGAAGGTTATTATGAGATGTTGAGATTTTGTAATAAAATTGGATATGGGGTCATTGGCGGTGCAAATAAATTATTAACATATTTTGAGCGAAAATATAAACCAAAATGTATTATTAGTTATGCAGATAGGTCATGGTCCATGGGTAATTTATATCATAAACTTGGATTTAAATTAGATTATAAAACACAAATAAATTATTATTATATAATTGATAATCATAGGGAGAACAGATTCAAATATCGAAAGAATATATTAGTGGAGCAAGGATTCGATATAAATAAAACAGAACATATGATTATGATGGAACGTAATATACACAGGATATATGATTGTGGTAGTCTCAAATTTTCAAAATATTATACATAAATATAAAAACCCATACTCCGCACTTATTATAAATAATTATAGACAAAGAAATAAGAGGGAATTTATATGGCCGATATCGATAGAGCAAGGGAACTCAAAGGTTTCTTCAACACAAAAACGATTCAACGTGCATACAATTTTTTCGTGACTATCAATAATGATGATAGTACCAAATTCAATCAACACGGCGCAACAAGACTGCATTCTGAAAATGTTATTGCTGATATGCCAACTTTAGAAGCATGGCATGTAGTAGATGTAACATTACAAAATTATGCATTCAAAAAAGAAGTGATTAAATTTGGTACCCTACCGAGATCATTTCCTGTATTAGATTTTGATGGTTTTGAGATTACAGTAACATTCGAAGAAGATGAAAAAGGAACTATAGCGTATTTCATAAATTGGTTACAACAACGGATTATTAAACCGAATGGAATATATCGGTTTCCTGATACTCATAAATTAGATTTATTAAAAGTGGAAATTAAAGAAAATTTCCCCCATGAAGCAACAGGAAAATATGAAACCGTAGTAACATACAATTTTCCTAAAGTATATTTTTTGAAGGGGGACCAAGTAGGACCGCTTGGATATGGCGCAAGTGAATCTATAAAATATGCAGTCACGTTTGGAGCAGATAGTATGGAACAAGAATTCAAGAATTTTAATAGATAACTGAAATAATTCGAAAAGGAGAATTGATATGAACATGGAAAACATTAAAGACAAGAAGGTAGACACACCTAAGACAACGCCTAAAAAGGTGAAAACGCCTGAGGCAACATTCGATGATAACAAATGGAACATTAAGGGTCTACCAAGTAAGGGCAAACTCTATCCAGAAGGTACAATAATTCGAGGTCGACCATTGAAGGTATTAGATGTAAAACTATTGTCTACTATAGATGAAAATAATTTTAACGAAATCGTAAATGATATAATGAAACGATGTATTACTGGAATCGATTTAGATAAATTGCTTGTACCAGATAAATTGTATATCATATTCTGGTTAAGAGCAAACACATATAAAGATAGTGGATATTCTGTTGAATTTTCTTGCCCTAAATGTAAGGTAGACGAAGCAACATATGATTTCTCATTAGATTCTTTGAATGTGATCAACATCAAGGACGATTATGACCCTGATAAAGAAATCACTTTACCTTCAGCTAAAGATAAGTTGATTTTTGGTTATCAAACAATGCATGATGAATTTTTGATAGATGATTTTGTCAATAGAGAAGAAACGCTACTCGTAAAATTTGATAAGGATATTTTGAGTATTGCTTCCGTTTTACGTAGTATCAACGGTGATATGAAATCAAGTATGAGAAAGAAGTATGATTATTTGATTGGATTGAATCCGACAGATTATGCAGATATTGAATCATACATTAAACATATTGATATTGGAATGTCGGGAGTATTAACTGTCAAGTGTAATAACTGTGGAGGATCTACCCTCACGGGGGTTACGTTTTCCGGAGAGTTCTTTGTTCCCAAACATAAGTTTGAATGATATACTTGAGATAGAGTTTCAACTGAAGTATCATATGCGCGTTGCATTTGATTTTGACAAAATGAATTTTTCTGAATTTATGTGGTATCACGATAGATTGAAAAAAGAAAAAGAAGAAGAATCAAACGGTTCAACTGGTAGTAATAACATGTTGGACCATGTGGAATCAATGCAACGAATGGGGATGTAATAATGCCAACAGCAGAAGAAAAAAACACCCAAGCCATAAATAAAACAGAACAGGATATCAAAACTGCTTCTGATAGAACCCTTTGGTTAAAAAAGATCATCAATAAAAAATTGAAGGAAACTGATGGTGTTGAAACGTCTTATGTTAAAGGTTTACAAACTCAACTTAAAAATCAACGAGCATTAATTGATACACAAAAACAAGTACATAATATTGAAAAACAAAAAAGTAAGCAATTAAAAATATTGACCAGAATCAGTAAAGAAATGGTACAAAGTGCTGAGAAGAAACAAAAAGAAAAAACTAAAGAAGAAAGACTTCTAAAAAAATTAAATGATAGAGAAGTCAGTCTTGGTGGGAGACTTCTTAATATCAAGACTGCTTTTTTGAAAAGTAAAAAAGAAGCATTTGCTACTGCTATTGGCCTGGATAAAGTGATGGCGGCAAAGAATTTCATCTTTGGTACCGAAAAACAAACCGAAAAAAAAAGAGAACTGAAAGAACAGAAAGCAAAAAGTAAATTAGAAGTTCTTGATACTAAAAAAACATCTGTGTTGAAGGTGTTAGTTAATGGTCCTAAGTCGGTAAAGGCACCGGATGCTTTTTCACGAAAAGAAGACGGAGATTTAAAAGAACAGAAAAATCAAACTCGTTCTTTGAAAGAAATGGTATCATTGCAAAAACAACGCGCGGGTGGGGGATTCAGTCTGGCCGGCCTTGCGATGCTTATTGGTGTGGGTGGTTTACTTGGATTTTTAATGACTGGTAAAACCGAATTCTTATTCAGTGTGATAAAAGGATTCGGTAAAGGAATGATTTTGATGACTAAAGGATTGAAAACTGCAATCCTTTCTCCGTTTAAACTTTTAAAATCTGTGTTGAAAGCACTTATTCATCCTCTTAACACGATTAAAAAAATTGCTTCTGGTTTTAATAAAGTTGCCAAGGCCGCCGCTGCTACTGCTAAAATCAGTAAAAATGTTACAAGAGCAGTCAAAGTTGTAAAAACGACAATTGCAGTAGCAAAGAAAACAAAAGGGGTAATAAAAACTGCAAAGGTAGTTGCAAAGGGTGCTACATCAGTTGTTGCAAAAACTGTAGGTAAAACGGTATCAAAAACAGCAGTTAAATCAGGAGTGAAAAAATTACCGATTATTGGTGCACTTGCTGGACTTGCGTTTGGTGTGATGAGATTTAGTAAGGGAGATATTGTTGGTGGGTTATTAGAAATTGCATCTGGTCTATCATCATTCGTTCCTTTCGCCGGTTGGGCCATTGGTATTGCTATAGATGCATACTTATTATTCCGTGATGTTAAAAAAGCATCCGGTGGGAAAAATCCAGAAGCAATAAAAAAGAGTCCATCAATACTTAGTGGTATATTTGGTTCGGTCAAGAAATTATTTAAAGTCATTGGAGACGGTGCGATGTTTTTAATCAAATGGAGTCCCCTTGGAATATTATTTCGAACTGTAAAATTCTTTGTGAAAAATTTCGATGTACTTAAAGATTTTGTCGGGGGAATTGTCACTGATGTCGGAGAATTTTTCGTGCCAATCATTGCAGGAATTGGGGAAAAAATCACGGGAATTAAAGATTCAGTTATGGGTATTATAGCCGATGTGGGAGATTTTTTCGCACCAATCAATCAATGGATTGGAGATAAAATTACGAGTCTCAGAGATAAAGTTTTGGAAGTTATTTCTGATGTCGGTGATTTTTTCGCACCTGTTGTCACATGGGTGTCTAACAAAATCTCAGGAATCAAAGTCAAAATTAAAGAAAAGTTAAAGGCTGTAGGAAGTATTTTCACACCAATTACTGACTGGATCGGCGGACAATTAAAGTCATTCACGGAACTTCTAAAGAGTCCTTGGAAAATGATCACCGCAAGATGGGACAAAAGTAAAGATAATGTAAAGAAGGAAGAAAAACTTGAGGCAAAAAGATTAAAGCAAGAAAGACGTACCGCGGCAAAAAATAAAACCGGTGGTTTTTCGTTGTTTGGTTTTGGTGACAGTAAGAATAAAGATAATGTAATAACTACTACCGATGCAAAGTCAACAACGATGCGAACATCTAAACAGGGTTCCACCGGAGCAACTACAGGTGATAAACTTCCTGTAAAGGCGACTGACCCAGTACAGATAAAAGAAATGCGTGAAGCAGGAGATAAAGGTGAGGAAAAACTTTCTAAATTAACAACATATTTATCAGGAACATTAGTACCTTTATTATCAAAAACTATTGCCAATGAATTGAGAAATTTACAAGGTAGTTCACAAGACCTGAATCCATCAGCAGACGTATATTAAAAGACGGAGAATAAACAATGGCAAACATCGAAAAAATACCATTCAATACAACTAAAGTATATGAAACCGCAGAACAACTTATTTCTAAAATAAAACTTTCTGGTGCAGGTGGTCAGGTTAATGGTATATTACTTAGTAAAGTTGTATTGAATGTAGATGCAAAGTGGGAAACAATATTAAGTTCTCTCGATAAAATAATAGGACCGATTAATGATGTTGGTGCTGTCATAGGAAAACAAATAGGTACGACTGGAATAGTCACAAGAAAATTTTATAAAGGTGGTGCTGGTTATCTTAAAATGAGACCAGAATTTAGAATCGTTGACTGGAAGGGAGACTGGGAAGCGGATAGTGTTCTTTCACAAGTACAAAGATTACTTAGTTGGGTGACACCTGCTGGTTATGGAAAAAAGGAAGAAATCGATACTAACGACAATAAAGGAACATTCGCGACAGTAAAAAGACTTGCGGGTCAATGGAAAGATTTAGGAAATGATGCACCAAAACCTATACGAATACAATTATCAAATTATTTTAATAGTTGGGGTATGGGTTTAGCCGCAAGAGATTTTGCAATAGAAAATTTGAATGTGACCTTCTCAAATGAAATAACGGAAAAAGGTCCACTGTACGCAACGGTATCAATGTCTGTTACATCATTACAGGCATTAAACCGTAGAGAAATAACGTCATCATTGTCGAAAAAAGGTCCAACTATAATCCAGAAATAGGAAGAATAATTATGTCAGATAGATATAGTAGAAGTCGATTTATGAAAACAGAAGTTATAGATAACGTATCCGAACGTGATATGTTGACGAACAGTTTGATACTAACAAATTTCACACGACCGATGAATTTTTATACTGTAAAGCAAGAAGATATCTTGCGTCCAGATATGATTAGTTTCCGTGCATACGGTCAAACGAATTTATGGTGGGTTGTAGCAAAGATAAATAATATTGAGGACTTGTTTAATGATTTAGTAGAAGGTCAAATATTAAGAATTCCTCAACGAGAAGATATAGATGATTTCTATTTGGACAACAAGAAAAAAAACATGTAGGTATTTATGGCAGACAATAAAGGTTCGGACTATTCAAACTTAACACCTTATGTGTGTAAAGTATCAATAAATGGAATTGAAATTAATCCATTGGCGATAAAATCAATTATTGTACGTGAATGGATTTTTGATGTGTTACCCACATTGGAAATGGTATTTCAGGATAAGGGATTGTTCCTTGAATATTCTCCTGCTGTAGATAACACAGAAATAGTTGTTGAAATGAGCAAGGGTAATAAAAAAGAATCGTTGATCACATCGACATTTATTTTACAAGATTATCATATCGCGAATCTTGACTATGAAAGAATGTCTGCCGTGCTTATTAATCTGACAGCGATACTTAGTGTGAAACCATTTTTTGTACCAATACATAATAGGTCTTTTGCCACTGTACCTTCTACCGATGTAATTGAACAAATAGCACAAGAGTCTGGTTTAGAAATTGAAAACAAAATTGTTTCGAATGATATAATGACATGGTTACAAATCAACCGAAATAATCATGACATGCTTTACCATGTTTTAGATAGGGCATTTAAAATACAAAATGATACGGTATTTTGTTATACAGATCGAAAAGGTAAAATGTCAATAACATCATTGAAGGAAGAAGTTGAAAAAGAGGATGTGATATCTGCAAAACATGATGAACGCAAAGCAGTAATGGACAAAGAAGAATCTGATGGAGAGTCTACTGAAGGTTCAGATGAAGATGAAAAAACAATCTATTATACAAATTATGGTTACAAAAATATTTCTGGATCAACAAATAAAAGTATCGGTTATGGAGCAGAATTCAGTTTTTATGATTTAACAGGTGGACAAACAATTTCTATAGATAGTGATGAACATCCATTGACTGAATATTCTTTCAAAGAAAAAGATAGTACGGGAAAAATAGTAAAACATTATGACTATGGAATGAAGTTCATTTCTGATAATACACATGATAATTATTTAGTAGCATTAACACAAAATAAGTATTTGAAAAATAATTTCTTTGTATCTAATTTGACATTACATATTAACGCGACTGACAAAGTAAAATTATTTGACAAAATTAAATTGACTATGCCGTCTATGATTAATGCATCGGATAAAGGAAAAGATATGAATGAAACATTATCTGGCGAATATATAGTTGCTGGTATTCTACATCAAATAACAGAACGAGGTATGTACAGAATGATATTAAGTTGTTTTAGAAACGGTATGAACAAAAATTCAAATAACGATGGGCCAATTACAGCCAATACAGAAAATATTGTGGGTACTGCGATACCAGAATTGCCAGATTTACCTTCACTATTTTAGGAGTTTGAATGAAACAGAAGTTAAGTAAAAACATCGAATCATTACTCCGAGATTTCATCAATCAAAAGATGAAACAAATGCATACTAAAATGTATACAGGTAAGGTAGTTTCAAATATGGATCCTGAAAAAAAGTATCGTTGTCAGATTCGTGTTTATGGAATTTATGATGACGCCATCCCAGACGATGATTTACCTTGGGCAATGGCAGACATGGGATTTGTCGGTAGTAAAATTGGATCAGTTGTGATACCACCAGTCGATGCTATAGTGCGCGTTTATTTTGACGATGCAGATATATACAAACCGGTTTATACCGCAAAAGCATTTGACAACAATAATATATCGGCAGAGGCAGAAACAGATTATCCAGATACTATGGTATTATTTGAGACTCAGGAAGGTGAATATTTCAAGATCAATAGAAAAACTTTTGAGACTGAATATCATACAGCAACGGGAGTTTTAATTACAGTGGATGCCGAAGGTAGTGTTACAGTAAGTACGGAAGATACAGAAGCAGGAGAGATACTTTTTAAGGGACCGAATGGTACAACACTTGAAATGACTGAAACTGGAGTAACAATTAATGGACATCATTTAGTAACACAAGAATATTTGGACTGGATGGTAACAAATGTTTCCGCTTTTGGTCTGGGTAATACGGGCGCGCCAGTCCCAATTAATCCAATCGCCGCGCCAGTGTTATTGACCAAAGCACAAGGTGTTGATCTTTTTAATACAAAGAAAACACCAGCATAGGAGTAAATATTATGCCAATGATATCAGGAAGTTTTTCATTCAAAACGGAATTGATAACCGGCTCAGGTATGTTAAAAATTACTGGGTTCAATGAAGTCGCAACTCCACCTGTTGGAAATCTTGCGCTTGAAATTGCCACAAAAATGCTTGATGCTGGTTATTGGTTAAAACCTGTACTACAAATAACTGAAGTCGATGGAGTTAAATCAGCACCAGAAGTCGTTTTAGATTTTGATGCAATCGACCCAGTCTCTATGCCAAAAGATATAGCAATGATACAAGCACTTGCGGATAGTGCAATAGACCATATTCAAGATAATGCAGAATTTGTAATGCCGATATCAGGTACAGGAAAAGGTATCACAACTGGCGCAGGTATCGGAGCTGGTGGTGCTATTCCTGGACCAGTTACAACAGCAGTGACAGGAACATCAACAGTGATATTAGATCCAAATACAGGCGCGCAACCTGCTGGTAATGGTTGGATCAAGTAGGAGATATTATGGGTACAATAAATAAAGCAGATTTAATTCAAGAAATCACCGATGCTATAGATGCAAATAGTAATACACAATCTATTGATGCATTGGGTACTAATGGAGCATCATGGGCAGACGATGCAGGACCATTTAAGTCAGCAATGGATTCTGTGTGTGCGGGTATTGCAACTGCTATTCTTGGCGGCGCAGGTACCGTACAAAATTCATTAACTATTGAAGATGTTGCCGATGGTTCAGCAGGAATCAATTTAGATTCTGTGACTGCTCTGACAACTGCGGGCCAAGATATGTTCATTACATTTAGAAACAGTAATAATGTTCCCAAGGCTGGTATACAAGCAATAACTGAATCTGCCACTGATGTGGGTCTGGCATTCTGGACATATAATAGTGGTTTTGCTGAGGCTATGAGAATTGACGGTGATGGTAATGTTATTGCTAATGTCAATCTTGGAATTGGCCTAACGCCAGTATATAAACTGGATGTCTTGGCTGCCAATACTGCATATGTGGCCAATTTTGCGAATGGTTCCACTGGTGCTGGTATATTAATAGAAGCAGGAAGCACAGGGGATCATAGCTCTTTTAGAGTCAATGATTTTGAGGGTACCAATCTTTTTGTGATTGAAGGTGGGGGAATGGTAGGAATAGGAATCGCACCAGAATATTTATTAGATGTCAATACGGATGGTTATACCCGGCTAAGTATTTTCGGAACCCAGAGCGTGAGAGTGGACTATAGTTCAATAGCATGGACGAATGCAAGTTTGT